TCCCCATGGGAGCTTATTCCAAACAATACAACAAAACAAGAAATAATCGTATTAAAAGATAAGATTCTTAAAAGAGTCAATGGTTTCTATGATCAAAAGAAAATGAAAGAGATATCACCGAAAATTGTATCAGGAGAATTCTCGGCCGGTGATCAAAGGAATTTTACTGCGTTCTATAAAGCAGCAAACTCGTTGATTGGTGTAGATGATAAGGGTTATAATGAAGTTAGATTTTATGGTCCGAATATGGGTGTAGTAAGATTTTCTATAACAACAACGGCTGCATCATCTTTAAGTAATGGAAAAAAAGTTACTCTTGAATTACTTCCTGAATCTGATCAAAATAGGTTTGAGCTTTTAAAAAATTATTTGTCCAAATTAATGTATGTGAGAAATCCGGGCGGATTTGCGGCTGGAATACAAGATGCAATGAATAAGATTTTTACTGCGAATGCGGCAAATGCTGATAGTTGGATAATTTTTAGGAAATCTGGTATGAAGATACTTGCTTCTGATGCTAGTAATTTTGAGTATAAATCAATAAGTCAGAATGGTGTTAAGTTTCAAGAAACGGCAAATGCGAAATCAACGTGATTAAATTAAAAGACTTATTATTAGAGGCAAAATGGGATAAGGTCGCACATAGGGTATGGGATCATATAATTTCTAAGAGAATATATTTAACACAAGAGAAGTTAGAAGAATTATCTAATGCCTTTGCTAGAAAGGGCCATTATAATAAGAAAGATTTTTATGAAGCTGTTAAGAGAATAGCAAAATCAAAGAATTGGTTCACGCAATTTATAGTTGACAAAGGACCAAACGGATCAGGAGTATTTTAATGATAAAATTAAAAGATTTACTAACAGAAAAGAAAAAAATACAAGGCTATTATCTGATGGATCAGCTTGAGGATTTAGCAAAGGATGTTAAAAGATCAGGTGAACCAAAAGCTGCTAAAGCTTTAATGTATTTACATAGTAAAATAAATCAATCATACCGTGATGAAGATTTAAGTGTTGATGATGTGTTTGATTTTTTTGATGATCCACGTGCTAGAAAATATGCAAAAGATGTTCCAGACTGGATGATTGAAGATTTATTTGAAGGTGCTAAATTAAAAGAAGCACTAACTAATGATGATATAGAGGTTGGAGACGCTTATAAAGACGCAACAGCGCGCGGGTTTGAGGTTAGTTTTGTATACGCAAAAGAAAGACGAGGTGGTGCTACAACTATAGATTATCAGTTTAAGCCACAATACGGCAAACCTTTTTATGCAGGCGTTGGTGTTGGCCCTCCTGAAAGTGTTGATGGCTGGGGTAGAGATAAAAAAATTAATGTTTCCTCTAAGATGAAAAAAACAATGATTGAGACCATAGAGACTGCTATAAAAAGCAAATATAAGAATTCGGAAGAAGTAGATACATTGGTAAGAAATGGATTACGATTATCTGATGTATTGAGTTGGGTTAAAAGATTGTAGTGATAAAACTAAAGGATATATTGATGGAAGAAAGATGTAATGATACAGCTGGAATTGTTCTACAGTCAGATGTTGGTGTTGTATTAGTTAAAGAGGACGAATGGTGGGGAATACCAAAAGGTAAAGTAGATCACGGTGAGACGCCACTAGAGGCTGCTATAAGAGAGACAATTGAAGAGGTTTCAATATTTGTAGTTGCAGAAGGAAGTCATATAAATACACCAGTCACTGAACTAGCAGTTAAGAAAAATTCTAGAGGAGGTGCATTCTTTATTTATCAATCAAGATTAAAGATGCCAGTAATACCACAGAAAAGTCATGAACATGAAGAGGTTAGATATTTTGATTCTATACCAGACAATATAGACCCAAGACTAGAAGGATTGATATAATGAAAACACAATTATTATGTACTTTTTGTAGTAAGTATGACTTTGAGGATACAGTTGAGCTTATTAGATTAGCAGCAAATGTTGTATTTAATAAGATTTATATTTTTGAAAATATGGATGAACCAGATTCTTTAATATGTACGTATAATGTAGAGAAGACAGAAGATTTTATACAAAATTCAAAGACGATGGCAATTCATCGCAAAAAAGAAACAAATACGCTATACACTATAAATGCATTGAACGAAGCTATAAGAAAAGAAAATGATGGTGTGCTAGATAAGTCCTATTCTTTACATTGGGAATCATATAAGAATAGTTTATTACTAACGAATGATAAAGGTCTTAATATTGTAAGCACAAAGTTATACAAAATAGTTGATGTATAAAAAAGTTATATAAAAACCACACTTTGAGAATTTAGAAGTATATATATTTTATTACGCGAGTAATCGCGTAGCTTATTGAAAATTGAGATTTTGAAAAGTACCCGGGAATGATCGTCCTGGTACGGGATTGGTCGAATAATGGTTTTCTGAAGGAGGCCATAAGACAATCTAACGTAATGTCGTGGTGACTGACCACTTGCCGAATGTGGTGAGTAGGTAAAGGTCTTGTAGACATACGATACGTAATGTACTTCTAGAAAAACTAAAAGAAGCGATTCTTTGACCCTGTTATGGGTAAGGGTAACACCGAAATCCCATCTTGTGGCCGAATTAATCTAAACTCAGAGAGATAAGGCAATGACAAACAGGTTGTGCTGGCTTCAACGATAGCTAACCACTATTGAGAAGAACTAAGGTAACTCTTAGGTGTTAGGTACAGGGTTCGACAAATCTGAGCTAGAAGTTGTAGGTGATCGCAAGTCCTACATCCCCAAAAATTTCCAACTTTAAGAGCCTCGGCCCATCTACCATATAATGTCGGATTATGATGACTTATACATTCCCGCCGGGGCTCTTTTTTTTAATAAAAAACTAATTTTTGACAACATTAACTAATATATATTTCTGTAATAAATAACTAATGAATAAGGAGTAATGACAATGGACTTAAATGTAATAAAATCCAGGTTATCACAACTACAACAATCAAACACAAGAACTTCAAATCTATGGAAACCGAGTCCAGGGAAGACACAAGTTCGAATCGTACCTTACAAATTTAATAAAGACAACCCATTTATTGAGTTGTATTTTCATTATGATATGGGCGAGAAGAATTATTTGTCTCCTATCTCATTCGGTCGTCCAGATCCGATTGAGGAGTTCGCAACTAAGTTAAAGACTTCCGGCAATAAGGAAGACTATAAACTTGGTAGGAAAATAGAAGCTAAGATGCGTACCTACGCTCCTGTCATCGTTCGCGGTGAGGAGAATGAAGGTGTAAAATTCTGGGGCTTCGGAAAAATGGTGTATCAGGAATTACTTTCTGTTATAGCTGATCCAGACTACGGTGACATCACTGATCCAGTAAAAGGTCGTGATATTGTCGTTGAGTTTAAGACCAGTGAAGAAACAGGACGTGCTTTTCCGATGACGAATATTAGGGTTAAACCTAATCAGACGCCTCTCACAGAGAACACTAAAGTTATGGGTATAGTTAAGGAAACGCAAAAGAATATCACAGATATTTATTCAGAATTAGAATATGACGATTTACAAAAAGCTCTTGAAGCTTGGTTGCATTCTGAGAGTGATATTGATGATAAGGATATTGCTGATCCTGCAAAAGCTATAAATAGCCAAGCTGCTACTGAGGACGTTTCCTCAGCATTTGACGACCTATTTAACTCTTAAACAAGGAGAACGCTATGAGCGAGAGACGTGATGTCCTTGCTAGTGAGTTAGCTGAAAGTCTAAACTCGAAAGTAAAAGGGCAAAAAGTAGCATTTTTCTTAGATGGATCAGATGATACGCCAACTGATATTAAAGATTTCATATCTACAGGATCATCTTTACTTGACTTAGCAATATCAAACAAGCCGAATGCTGGAATAGCAGTGGGAAGAATAACGGAGATTAATGGTCTTCAGGCTTCCGGAAAATCGCTGCTTGGAGCACACATTCTTGCTGAGACACAGAAAAAAGGTGGTATCGCAGTTTATATTGATACAGAAACTTCCGTTAGCAAGGAATTTCTAGATGCAATTGGTGCTGATACTAAGAATATCCTGTATCTTCATATGGAAACTGTTGAAGATATATTTCAAGGAATCGAAGATATTATAACTAAAGTAAGAGAATCTGACAAGACAAAATATGTAACCATTCTGGTTGATAGTCTTGCTGGTGCATCTACTAAGGTTGAGATGGCTGCTGATTATGAAAAAGATGGATGGGCTACGTCAAAAGCAATCATAATCTCTAAGGCAATGCGTAAGATTACACAAATGATTGGTAGACAAAAAATAACACTTGTGTTTACAAATCAATTGAGACAGAAATTGTGTGTTATGTTTGGTGATCCATATACGACTAGCGGAGGTTTGGCACTACCATTCCACGCTTCAACTCGTATACGATTATCGAATATGGGCATGATCAAGGACAAAGAATCAAATGTAATCGGACATAAATGCCGCGCTAAAATTATCAAGAACAGAATCGGACCACCACTGCGAATATCAGACTATGAGATGTATTTTGATCGCGGTATTGATGACGCCGGTGGCTGGCTGCTAACTCTTAAGAATATTAAGGTAGCGCAAGGTGCTGGAGCTTGGTATACTATTGACTACAACGGTACTCCTGTAAAATTCTTATCAAAAGACTTCAAAGATAAGCTAGAAGAAATAGATGGACTCAAAGAATATCTCTATGATAAAATCTGTGAAGCTAACATATTGAAGTATGATGATAAGAGAGGCATCGATGATGTTGAATTTACAGACGAAGTAGTCAATGAAGATGCGTGAAAGATATAAAGAGATACTTTCTCAGATTGGTGAGCATGTAAGAAAAGAACATAGCGTTAATGACCACGTTCTGATAATTGATGGCTTAAACAATTTTATCAGAACGTGGGCTGCGTCACCTGCTACCAATTCTGATGGTCAACATATCGGTGGAATTGTAGGTTTTTTACAAACAATTGCATTAGCAATTCGAACTCTTAGCCCAACAAGAACAATTATTGTTTTTGATGGAAAGGGTGGTTCTGTAAGAAGGAAAAAACTTTATCCAGAATACAAAGCCGGGAGAAAGCCGCTTAAGAGGCCTAATAGGATTGAAGGACTATCTGATGAGAATGAATCGGAGAATATGCGTAGACAATTTAGACGTTTACTTGAATATCTAAAATGTTTACCTGTTACTTTTATGTCTGTAGAGAATATAGAAGCAGACGATGCTATTGCATACATTGGTAAACAAATTTTAAGAGACTCTCAAATAACAATAATGAGTACTGATAAAGATTTTTATCAATTAGTTAATAATCGTATATCTGTTTGGTCGCCTACAAGAAAGATACTTTATGATAGAAAAAGAATAGAGGAAGAATTTGAAATAAAGTCAGAAAATTTTATTTACTATAGAATGATTGATGGTGATAAATCTGATAATATTAATGGTGTTAAGGGAATGGCACTTAAAACAATTCGAAAGAAATTCCCATTTTTGAAAGATCAGATTATACCTAATTTAGAGGAATTTTTAAATGTTTCAAAATATACTGAATTCAAAGAATTATTAGAAAGAAATTACAAACTAATGCAGCTTCACGATGTCGACATCCCAGGAAATGCAAAATTATCTATTCAGGATCAAGTTAGAGATGGCTCTGGTAGATTAGTAAAATACAAGGTTCACAAAATGTTTTTAGAAGATACAATAGAAAATGCAATTAGGAATCCTGATGTTTGGCTACAAAATAGTTTTAACCAATTAGAACTACTGTTAAATAATGCCGCCAATAAGTAGTTCACTAACAAAGTATGGATCTGTTTTCCAAACGAAAATAATAACTGCATTATTAGTAGATCATAAATTTGCTGTTACAATATATGATATGCTTCAACCCGAGCTTTTAGATACAGAAGCAAAGCAATGGATTGTTAAACATATAAAAGATTACTATTACGAGTATAAATTAATGCCATCGATGCAGGTTTTAAAGATAAAACTAGGAGATGTAGCAACTGATTTATTACGAGATTCTATTATAGATGAATTGCGTGAAGTTACAAAAAATTTAGAAGCACCAGATCTTGAATTTGTTAAAAATGAAACTACAATATTTTGTAAAAATCAAGTCCTTAAAGAAGCTATTGTAAAGTCTGTAGACTTATTACAGCTTGGTCAATATGATGAGATAAAACGTGTTATTGATAATGCAATGCGTGCTGGTACACACAGAGATATTGGATTAAATTATCTTGAGCAATTTGATACAATTTTAGATGATATTGCTAGAGAGACTATTAAAAGTGGATGGGACCCAATTGATTATGTAATGGATGGTGGTCTTGCAGGAGGAGAACTTGGTGTCGTTGTTGCACCAGCAGGAATAGGTAAAAGTTGGTTTTTACAAGCGCTTGGTGTCAATGCATTAAAGGCAGGAAAAAACGTAGTACACTATACTCTAGAATTAAATCAAGCATATGTTGGAATGAGATATGCTACAATATTTTCTGAGGTTCCTGTTGCAAACATCAAGGATAATAAAGAGCATGTTAAGGAAATAATTATGAAACAGTGTAAGGGCGAGCTTCTCATAAAATATTTCCCAACTAGGGCTGCTACAGTTCAAACATTACATACACATCTAAAGACAATTGAATTAATGGGGCATGAACCAGATCTTATATTAGTTGATTATGCAGATTTACTCATGGGATCCAGCTTACAAAAAGATGCTGCAGTACGTCATGTTTTAGGTGATATTTATGAAGACTTAAGAGGCTTAAGCGGAGAATTCCAAATACCAATTTGGACAGCATCGCAGTCTAATAGGTCATCATTAGAAGATGAAATAATTGGTGCAGAAAAAATTGCAGAATCATATGCAAAAATAATGACAGCTGATTTTGTAATGTCATTATCTAGAAAGATAGCAGATAAGATTGCGAATACGGGTCGTGTCCATGTTATAAAAAATAGATTTGGACCAGATGGGATGACGTACCCAACAACTATGAATACATCAATAGGAAAAATAGATATTTATGATTCATCATCAGCTACTGGGCAAGCTGTTCAGAAGAAGCAAGATCATGGAAGTGAGTATACAAGAAAATTATTAGCAAAGAAATATGAAGATTACAAACCAACCAATAAAATAGATGATCAAAAGTATAAAGATTTTAAACCAAATTAGTGTATATCCCTTTATTTATCAGTGTTTAATGATCAGTTATTTTAAAAGGAGCAGGTTCTGATGACACAAAAATTCAAGTTATCACAAAAATTTATAGATAAATACAAAAGAAAAAAACCACCATTCGGATTTAATGGATTAGGTGAACTAGTTTTTATGAGAACATACTCACGCCTTAAAAAAAATGGTAAAAATGAAAAATGGTGGGAAACAGTAAGGCGAGTTGTAGAAGGCACATATACTATGCAAAAGCATTGGATTGATTCTCATCAGTTGGGTTGGAATCCTTGGCAGGCTCAATCTTCAGCACAAGAAATGTATGATAGAATTTATTATATGAAGTTTCTTCCTCCAGGTCGCGGTTTATGGGCAATGGGAAGTGTGATTACTGAAGAAAAGAAATTATATGCAGCATTAAATAATTGTGCATTTGTGTCTACAGAAACAATTAAAGATGATAGTTCAAAACCCTTTACATTTTTAATGGATGCAAGTATGCTTGGCGTTGGTGTAGGTTTTGATACTAAGGGTGAAGATAAAATAATGGTAAAGGGTCCAACTACAAAGCGGGATCCGGAAATATTTGTGATACCTGATACACGTGAAGGATGGGTTGAGTCTGTTGGCGCATTAATAGATTGTTATTTTCACGGAACGCCTGAAGTTAACTTTGATTATAACAAAATTAGACCTGCTGGTCAATTAATTAGAGGTTTTGGCGGATTATCAAGTGGTCATGAGCCCCTTCAGGAAGTACATGAAGCAATAAGAAAAGTACTAAAAATTAATGCAGGTGCTCCACTTACAGTAACAACAATTGTAGATATAATGAATCTTATCGGTAAATGTGTAGTAGCAGGAAATGTTCGTCGTACAGCTGAAATAGTTTTTGGTGATCCACACTCTGAAGAATATTTAGATTTGAAAAATTATAAAGTTAACAAACATAGGGATCAATATGGATGGACAAGTAATAATAGTATTTTTGCTGAACTTGGTATGGATTATTCTGATGTATGTAAACGAATTGTGCATAATGGTGAGCCTGGTTTTGCTTGGTTAGAAAATATGAAAGGTTATTCTAGAATGAAAAATGGTAAAGATAATAAAGATCACAGGGCAGCTGGAGG